GGGCTCACCGACTGCCTCGTGCCGTTCATCGGTGGTGTGCTGGGTGAATGCCACGAACTTGTCCGATCCTGCGGTGACGATCAGAACGAAATAGTCCCCAGATGTCATCGTGCCGGCATTGCTAAACGTGAAGTTGATGTGCGTCGACACGTAGGTCGTTGCGACCTGGCCGCGCTTGAGCTTGCTGCCATCCGGGTCGATCACCTCTAACTCACCGGTTGCCGACGTCGCCAGCAACTGCACTCGATACGAGCGATTCTGAGCGTCCGGCACCAAACTGAACGCGGTAACCACGGCGGTACCGGTGCCGACCAGCACGGGAGTTCCGCCGGCGGTGACCACCACGGTGAAGGCGTCGCCCAGGGTCATCGTGCCGGCGCTCGAAATCAGGAACGACAGGTGATCGGAGGCGTACGCAGTGCCCACGGCGCCATTCGGCAACACCGTTCCATCGGGTGCGGTCACGCTGAACGCGGCCGTGCTGCTGGTGGCCAGCAAGACAATCAGGTAGCTGCCGGTCTGCACGGCCCGGCCGAACGTCAGCGCTGTCATCGCACCGGTGCCGGTTCCGACAATCGTCGGGATCGGGGCCGCGGCCTGTGCTTTGGTGATCCGGCCGAGAACGGCGCCGGAGACCAAGTTCTGGCCGGTCAACAGAACGCCCGCTTCGCGGCTGCGGTCGCCGGGGCCCTCGGTCAACAGGAACTCGAGGTTGTGGAATCCTTCGGTGTAGAGAGTCATTTCGCTTGCTCCGTGGCCTTGCGGCGCTCTTCGTAGATCGCTGCTGCGCGCAGCGGTTGATTTCCCGCAGCAGCGGGCTTGGTGGGAATGCTGGTGCTGATCTCTGGTCCGTCCTCGGCCTTGGCTGCAATGAGCTGGCTGCGTACGGTTTCGATCGGGGTGTGTTTTGCGGCGTAATCGCCGGCAACGCTGCGGATTCCGGCTGCGGCGCAAAGGTCGTCGCAAGCTCGGGCGTGCAGGATCCGGGCGTCTACGGTTTCAGGGGTGACTGCGGCCTCCGGAGCGATCAGGGCCATTGCCAGCTGTGCCGGCAGCTTGGCTGCGTGGATGCGGTCGGCGATGGCGCCGCGGGCGAGCTGGGTCGCCTGCGCCTCGGTCAACACGGGGAGTTTTTCCGTCAGCTCTTGGGGAATTTCCACCGCTGATGCCGATGCTTCGGTGCCCTTGGCTTTCGGCTTTGACCAGTTCGCCGGCTTGCCGCCGGCTCGGATGTGTTGCAGCAGATCGGCATAGGTGCCAACCCGATCCGCGAACCCGATGGCTACGCCCTGCGCGCCCTGGTACACCTGCGCCTCGGTGGCCATGACCGCATCAACCGACATGCCGCGATACCGCGCCACCGACTCGGCAAACATGGTGCGCATGCTGTCCATCCGTTCCTGGAGCCATGCCGCGGCAGCTGGTGCCAGCGGAGCATGTGGTGTCATGTCGTTTTTGTGCTCGCCGGAGTGGATTGCGGTGACCTTCACGCCGAGCTTGGCGTCGTAGGCGCTTTGGTCGTAGTGGTACGCAATCACACCAACTGAGCCCACGCCACCGGTGCGGGTCAGCCAAATCTCGTCACAGGCCGCAGCGATGGCGTAGCAAGCCGAGTAGGCGTAATCGTCCACCATCGCGTAAACAGGCTTTTTGCCACGACTGGCCTCGATGTAGTCGGAAAAGTCGAACAGGCCAGCACCCATCCCGCCGGGCGATTCCATCCGCAGCACGATCGATTCAGCTTCGCCTGCCTGGGCCTTGTCGTAAGCCACGCGCAACTCTTCGTAGCTCAGCGGCGGGGCCTCGCAATAGCCAGCCTCGAACCGATTCACGAGTCCGCCGCTGATGTTGATCACCGCCACCGATCGCCCGGCCGTGGCAACACCCATGGAATCAGTTGACGGCGGCGCAATCTCGCCAATCTGGAGCGTTGGAGGTCGGGCCTCGATCGCGCCGGAGAGGTACGCGCCCACCAGCTGCTCACCGATTGCCGGATGCACCAGCAGCGGCTGCCCAATGACCGCGGAATAGAGCTGCGTCACCACCGGTGCGCGATTCGCGCGACCAAAGAGCCGCGCCAGCAGGCCCGGCTTACTGGAGTTCGTCATCAGGATTTCCTTTCTGTGGTGCCGGCTCCACCGGTGCCGGTGTCCGTGCATCGGTGTCAAATTTCAGTTCGAGCGCGTCGGCCCGGTCTTGGTCTGCGCGGATCTCCGCATCTACCTGCTCGGGGTCGTCCCCGTTCGCGAGAATCGTTGCGCTGCGACTCTGCAGTCCGCCGCGAATGGCCTTGAGGTCAGCGGTCACGTCCTGCACCGGGTGGCTGTAAGGCCAGCCCTGCGGCACCCATTGCGACTCGCAAACCTCGTCGCGGATTTCGGCATAGCCGGCAACCACCAGCGCGCCGACCAAAACGGCCGCGTCCATGTAGGCCTCGCGGATCGATTGGCAGAATTGCGGGATGAAGTACACCCACTGATCCATCTCGATCAGCCGGCGGAACTCGTTGAGGATCAGTTTCAGCGCGCGATCCGAAACGCCATTCAGGTCGCCAGTCAGGATTTCGTACGGCACGCCGCAGGCCGCGGCATAGGCCAGCAGGTGCCCGCGGATGAACTCCCAATAATTGCTGCCAGCATCCGGCGGATCGCTGAAAATCGGCTTGACCCCGGGCGGCAATTCCTGCGCGGTTCCAGGCTCAAGGCCCGCAATCGGCGTGTCGTCGTCGTCCGTGTCGGTCTGCATATCCAGCCCGATGCTTTCGGTCGACGCCTCCGCCTCTCGCGTGTAGAACATGGCAAACAGGTTGCCCAACTTGTGCCGCTCAAGCACGGCGTCACGCATCTTCGCCATGTTCCACAACTCGACCATCGCGCTGGCCATCCCGGGCATTCCGCGATGTTGGCCAGCGCGTTCGGGCTTGAAGATGTGGCGGATCTGCTCCGCCGGAATGCGCCGCAACGTTCCACCATCGACCACGCCAGTCTGGCATTCCCCCGGGTGCGCCGGGTACATCCAATACGCAGCACGGCGGCCGATGAAGTCGAATTCAATCCCGGCGCGGATCGGGTTTCCGTTCGGCGCCGTCGCGTAGTAGTCCCGCGGGCACTGCTCGGATTCGATCAGCTGGATCTGCAGCGGCACCGGCAGACCGTCGGACTGGCGACGGCTGCGCAGCCGCACAAACACTTCGCCTGCCTCGCGCCATTCACGCCACGCGATCGCCTGCAGGCCCTCGAACCACACCGCGCCATCGGCGTCACAGTGCTTGCAAAACCGCTTCCACAGCTTGGCCTCGGCCTTGCGCCAGGCCTTGCTGCCCCATAGTGCTTTGCACTGGATTCCGACACCAACGCCATTGCTGACACTGCGCTCGATCGCCGCGTGCGCCCAGGGATTGTTTCGAACAAGGTCGCGGCTGCGATTGAGTACGACACCCGCACCTGACTGGACCGCATTGGGGCCGCTGGAGCTCGGGCGCCAGATGCCCAGGCGCCGGCCCTGACTCGCCGCTTCGTGCGGCGGTGTTACGGGCTGCTCGCTCACAGACCGGTCCCGGTTTGCGTCATGCGAAACGTGCTTTTGCGGCGCGTTCCGGCGGCCGTCTGCGATTCGGCCAGGATCAAATCACGCGCCCGGATCAGATCGCTCATGCTCCGGTAGGTGATCGTGCGGGATCCGGACGTGATCGACAGCGCGCCCGATGTGATCGCGGCGTTGATTGCCGGCAGATCGGCGCTGGTGAAATTGTCGGACATTCAAGACCCCATGTAGGCACTGGCTGCGCGCCGGAGTGGCCTCGGCGCTGTTTTTTGCGGTGCAACACCCTCACGGCTCACCAACACATTGCGCTCCCAATCCGCAGCCCATGCCGGCGGCTGCGCCCAGAATTGCGGCGTGTCGGCTTTCAAATGCGCGCATTTCGCACGGGCGTAGACGGTCAAATCGAACGCTTCCTGTGCGACCTTGCCGTGCCTGATCCAGCCTTTCGGCCCGCGAACTTCTGCGGTCAGCTCCGCGAATATCTCCGGATCCAGCCAATCGGGCAGATGCGCTGCGCCGTTTCCGTCAATTGAGCGGGTTAGGTCTCCGCTTACTGCGTCTTTCAACTCGCGCGTTCCGACAAACAGCACAGGCACGTCACCACTGCTTGCGCCGCCCTTGTTCCGCGTATCCGGATAACGCAATTCGAACCTAGGCGGCGGGTTTTTTTCGTTACCCGACGCGCCCTTCACCAGTCCGAAACGATTCGACTTTTGCGCGGCCTGCATTCGCCGAAACCACGCATAGGCCTGCACCGTCACGCTTGAGTCAGACCCGTCATCACTCATGCCGCCCGAGTCAACCGAGGTATGCAGCACGGCCATGCTTCGCCCATCTGGCAATGCGTAGCGCAATGACTCTGCGCGCTCGGTTACAAGGTCCCAGTCCTCTGCGTAGACGTGCGGCTTGACTGGCCCGCCGCGTTTCGATTCGGAAATCTCGAAGCGGTCGATCATCCACCATTCAAGTCGGCCACCAATCCAGCCAAATCCGGTGACTTGGCAAACAAACCGCCCCGATTGCACATCGGCAGTCATCAGCAGGAACCGCACGCCGGGCGGAACTGAGCCCCTGGGCCACGTTTCGGCGCTGGCTTGAAGTAGCGAATCTGATTGTTGCCGCTCGATTCCAGGCGGTAAAAATGGCATTGCCTGGTCGGTGTTGATCGTCTGCTTCAGTAGCGTCGTGTCGCCGGACTGCGCCCACTGGTTGACGCCCCGTAGATGCTTTTCAACCAGTCCGTGCCAGCTTTGAAACGCCGCAGCCACTCCGCCAAGCCAAAACGAGGCAATGCTGCTGCGAACCGGCGAGCCACTGATATCCCCGCGCGGGTCTATTCTCTCGCCCTCATTAAGCCAGCGCCCGGCGATGTTCATTGCGCGCTTTTTCGATTGGTCGATCGTGCAACCATTGGCCGCGCAGCCCATCAGCTCGAACCGCGCGACCAATTGCGACACCGAATAGCTGCGGAACTCCCGCTTGAGCTCATCCAGTGATGGCAGTCGGAACAGTCCTATACCCGGCTCGGCCTCGAAGAACTCGCCGCAATGCGGACATGGCCACCACCATCGCCTGCGGTCGCCCTGGTTGTACAAACCGAGGATCCCCGACACCGGCGGCCCGAGGTTCGAACCATCTGGGCGCTTCCACCCCATGTGCTCCGGCGGAATATCGCGGCCCGGACTGGACTCCGCCATCGTAATGCCGCGACTCATCCAGACCGTTGTGCGCTTCAGTCCCAGGCCGAAGGCCGAACCTTCGCCACTGATGTCATCCGGCATCCGGTCGTAATCGGTCAGCATCACGTCACGCACTGACTTACTCGACAGCTGCGTGACCGATGGCCAGCCGATTTTCAGAATCGAGCCATTTGCCCAGAACACGTCGAACGTGTTGTTGTCGCGCGGTCTCGGGCTGATCTGCGCCGACATCTTCGGGCTTGCGCGGATCCAGCGCGCCAGCTCTTTCCTGCTCCAATCGCGCGCGGTGTCCTGCGACATCTGAATCACGAGCTGGTCGGCTGGATCATGCTCAACCGCGTACGCAATGCGCCCGCCAATCAATCCGAATGTCTTGATCGATTGCGCCGGACCCACAAAAATCATCGACTCGACGTTGCGCGAGCCTGTCACGTCAAGCGGTTCAGCGATGTACGGTGCCAGCTCAAAATCAATCGGCCCGGAATATCCGCCTGGCGTGTTGATTCGCAGTGTATTTGCGACCACCTCCGACACTGAGACCCGCTGTCTCGGGCGCAATAGCTGCCCGAGGGATCGCCGAATCGTTTCAGCGTCCGCATAACCCAGATTGCCGGTCATTGTTATTCTTCCGACTGATCCGGTTCTGTTACTGCCGCGAACAGTTCGGCGCGCACTGTTTCGACGTTTTTTCGGCCTCTAAGGGCCTCAGCAGCAGGTAACAACGACTGCGGTCGTCCATAAGATCGCGCGAGGGTTCGCGGTGAGCATTTCCATGCTCGCAAACGAATTCAACATCACGCGCGAG